TATCAGCGCACCATTGGTACCTATCGCCAGCGGGCACAAAATTCCTATGAAGAAAGATACACATTCATTGAACTTGTGACCAATGTCAATATCTATACCTTGCCGCAAGAAGTCATTACCGTGCGCCAGATATTCCGCAGGACATTTGGCGACTCAACCGGACCCTTTGCTTCAAACTTTGATCCGTTCAGCCAGGCCAGCATGAATGTGTATCTCATGAATTTCAACGTGGCCGGTGGCCTTGCTACTTACGATTTCTATAGTCAGTATGTGGAACTGGCCGGTCGCATGTTCGGCGCCTACATGAACTACACTTGGAACCCTGTGACCAAGAAACTGCAACTGATCCGTGATCCCAAAGGCACTGGAGAAAATGTGTTGCTGTGGACTTACAATCTCAAACCCGAATTCAACTTGTTGCAAGACTTTCAAATTCAACAATGGCTGCGCGACTACATGGTAGCGGCTTGCAAGATGATCATTGGCGAAGCTCGTGAAAAATTTGGACAGTATGCTGGCCCACAAGGTGGCAGCCAACTCAACGGCACACAACTCAAAACTGAAGCACAGACCCAAATGGATCTCTTGATCGAAGGTCTCAAAAACTACGTAGATGGCAGTCAACCCATAACCTGGGTCATAGGTTAAAACTCATAGACTAAGACCAAAATTCATGCTATAATCGCAGCATGAGCTCACTGATGATCGACATAGAAGGCTTGGCCACTGGACCAGATGCCACAATCTTGACCATAGCCGCACAGAGCTTTGATCCATTTGGCACAGGTTATTATGATCGTTGTTACTATGCTAGAATCACTTTAGAGAGCCAAGAAAATCGTAGCATAGAAGAGGGAACTTTGCAGTGGTGGTCAACTCAGAAGGAAGCACAGGCGGAAGCCTTCTGTGAAGAAGGGCGGGTGCCCTTGGACATAGCCCTGGACAGTCTGTATAAACTGGCCTGGCAACACAAACATATCTGGGCCAATGGCCCGACCTACGACATGAACATCCTAGAGCATGCCTACAAGAGCTACGGCAAAGCCTTGCCTTGGCAGTTTTACAACGTGCGTGACGCCAGAACTGTGTACAGCTTATGGCCTGGTCTGCCTAAACCTCCGACTAGTCATCATGCCTTGGAAGACTGTCGTCGGCAAATAGACATGTTGCAGGCCACACTCAAACACTTGAACGTAAAGGAAATCAGATGATTGTTGGAATATGTGGACTTATCGGAGCCGGCAAGGATACTATTGCAGACTATCTAGTAAACATACACCAATTCCGTCGAGAAAGTTTTGCTAACACACTCAAAGATGCTGTGAGTTCAGTATTTGGCTGGGATCGCGAACTGTTGGAAGGTCGTACTCGTCATAGTCGCGAATGGCGCGAACAGCGAGATGACTGGTGGAGTCAACGACTGGGCATGGACATTACACCACGCTGGGTTCTGCAATACTGGGGAACAGAAGTGGTACGCCGAGCATTTCACGACGATACCTGGATTGCCAGCTTGGAAAACAAGTTGCGTAAAACTACCGACGATGTTGTAATCAGTGACTGCAGATTTCCCAACGAAATCCGTGCTATCAAACAAGCCGGCGGTCTAGTGATACGAGTGCATCGCGGCCCTGATCCTGAATGGTACACATTGGCAGAAACAGTCAACAGCGGCGAACATAACATGAACTGGACCACCAGCAAGATAGCCCTGGAAAAATACAATATTCATGCCAGCGAAACTGCTTGGATTGGCACCAAATTTGATGCTGTGCTAGACAACAATTCGACCATGGATCATCTGTATCGCCAGGTTACACATCTGGTTCGAGATCTCCCGGCCTCCAGGGCAAATCACTTTTAGCTACGTCAATCACACAGTTTTGACACACAGTTTTTAAATTGCGGATGCCGTTGTTGTTTAAATTGCCATCCACATGATACACCAACAACTGTGCTGAATATTTGGCCCTAAAACCGCAACGGTCACAGGTGGGTTTTTTCTTGTAGCCCTTGCTCTGCCAACGCGGTACTGCAGGTTTGATTCTGCGATTTTTCTTGATACAGTGTTCACATCGACTGCGATAGTGTACACCTGTGTGGTTGTGGTAATTGACCGCACAAAAATGCTGTTGACAGGCTGGACATAAGGGCCGATTCATGAGCTATTTACAATGAACCTTTGCCAAAGGGCAGAGATCATTGGTTCTTTTTGTCATTTTCAATAAATATCAATAACTAGAAAAAGGATTTACCATGGCACTAACATCACCAGGCGTAGAAGTCACAATCATTGACGAAAGTCAATATATTCCTGCCGCTACCAATTCGGTTCCTTATATTTTGCTTGCTACTGCACAAAACAAGATTTCTGGAGCAGGAGTGGGTGTGGCCGCTGGCACATTGAAGGCCAATGCCAACAAGACATATTTGATAACCAGTCAGCGAGATCTTTCGGCCACGTTTGGTGTGCCGTTCTTTTACAAGACCACAGCAGGAACCCCCATCAATGGCTACGAACTCAATGAATATGGTTTGCTGGCTGCCTACAGTGCCCTGGGTGTAAGTAATCGTTGCTATGTGCAACGTGCTGACATTGATCTAGCTGAACTCACTGCTACACTGGTTCGTCCCACTGGTGATCCAGCCAATAATACATATTGGTTAGACACAGCCAATTCTTTGTGGGGTATTTTTGAATGGAATCAAACCACTGCAGCATTTACCAACAAAATTCCAACGGTTTATAGCAATCTTTCTGACTTGCAATCTAACACATTGACCCCTTTGATCAGTTTAGGAAACATTGGAGATTATGCCGTAGTTTCGATCAGTCCCGAAGGCTCGGGCGACCCAGATCTCGATGCAACCTTTAATCCTATCTATTACAAGCGTGGCGGACCTTTAGCTGCATCGGCACCGGGCTGGATAAATGTGCAAAATCTACGCAACACCTGGGTGCCATTGGGCAGCGATGACTGGAAAACCTCTCATCCCACTATACAAGGTACTGCATTTACAGTTCTCACAGCCAGCTCTTTTGCCATCAACGACACTTTGGTCACAGTCAACAACGGCGACAATGCTCTAGCCGTGGCCGCCACAATCAATGGGCTCAGCATACCTGGCGTTTATGCATCTGCAATCGGAAACGCTCTACAACTTTATGCAGACAGCGATGCCACCAACGATTTTAGCAGTCTTGGCCGCACCGGGGTCATTGCTATCAATAACATAAGTGGCACACCGTTGACCACTCTGGGAATCCCAGAAGGACAGTATGCTGCTCCAGAATATGTACACGGTTACAGTTATCAGGTTCCGCGCTGGAGAACTACCGACACTCAACCAGAGCCAACTGGATCCGTTTGGATCAAGACCAGCAATGTGAATTTGGGCACAAATCTTGTGGTCAAAAAATACAATGCCACCCTAGGCACATTTGTTCAACAGTCCTGCCCGGTATATTCCAGCGATGCACGGGCTATCTATGGCCTAGATCCATCTGGTGGTGGCCAAAACATTCCTGCTGGGGCCACTTATGCACTAGTAAATCCTTCTTCCAGTAATACACAAGGTCCAATTATTGGACCATTACAGGAAATAGCTGGTTTCCAAATTCTTGAAAGATTTGCCAGTGGCGCCACAATCATAACCGGCAACACTACATCTCCGGGTCCTTTTACAGTCAACGATACTTTTGTGTTGGGTTATACGGTAACAGGGTCACAGGACAGTATCTATGTAAACGTGACCATAACTGGTACAACTGTGGCTGATTTTTTATCAAGCATCAGTGATGTGTTGCCACCCGGCAGTCCGGTGTCAGTGACTGTGAACAGTTCTGGCGCAATTGTGTTCACACACAGCACAGGCGGCAATATAGACTACTACCCTGATGTAGGTGGGTACGCACCTTTGACCGTTGCGGGATTTGTTCCAGGCCAAACAACCGGAGTCAGAAATGGAAATTTTGATCCTGACACCGGTGGTCCCAGTATAGTAATACTCGGTAACTGGGTAACTGCTCCGACCTTTGTGTACAACAGCAGTACCACGGCACCAAATCAAGATCCTGCCAACGGACGTTTATGGTATTACAGTGCCACCAACGAAGCCGATATCATGATTCAAAACAATGGTCAATGGCGCGGTTATCGAACTGTGAGCAACGATGTGCGTGGAGACAATCTCACATTGACCAATACCGCTGGTCCAATATTTGCAGCCACAGCACCAACCACACAAACTGATGACTCACAGAGTCCACTACAGCCCGGTGATTTGTGGATTGATACCAGTGATCTAGAAAACTATCCTGTGATCTATCGTTGGCAAAATGTGGAAGGTGTGGATCAGTGGGTGTTGATTAACACAACTGATCAAGTCACAGAAAACGGTATCTTGTTTGCTGACGCTCGCTGGGCCCCAAATGGCACAACCAATCCCATCACAGACCCAATTCCGCCGATAGCCACCGGGCCCACTCCGTTGATTACCAGTGGTTATTTAGATCTTGATGCACCCGATCCTAGCCTGTATCCACAAGGCATGTTGTTGTTCAACACACGTCGCAGCGGGTTCAATGTCAAAAGTTTTGAAGTTAATTATTTCAACAGCACAGATTTTCCAGGAGAAACCTTGCCTGCTGAAACCAATGCATGGGTCACAGCCAGCGGAAACAAGAACGACGGAAGTCCTTACATGGGACGCCAAGCTCAGCGTGCAATAATCGTGGCAGCACTAAAGGCCGGCATTGATTCCAGCACCACAGCACGTGAAGAGCAGTTAGTCTACAACTTGATATCTTGTCCGCAATATCCTGAACTAACGGTTAACTTGGTAGCACTCAACAACGAGCGCAACAACACAGCGTTTGTGGTAGCAGATACTCCGTTGAGGTTGACTCCAGACGAAATCGTAGAATTTGCGACCAACAACTCTGGTCTAGGGCTACCAACAGAGGACGGCCTGGAAACAGGCAGCATCTACTGTGGCGCATTTTATCCTTCGTGCCAGACCACGGATTTGTCAGGATCACCGGTGGTACAACCACCCAGTCACATGATGATTCGCACCATCATCCGCAGCGACGAAGTGGCCTATCCATGGTTGGCACCGGCTGGAACACGACGTGGTGTGGTTGATAATGCCACACAGATTGGTTATATCAATGCACAGACTGGTGAATTTGTGAGCCTGGGTGTGCGTCAAGGCCTGCGTGATGTGCTGTATGAAAACCGTATCAACCCAATCACATTTGTGCCCGGAGTAGGTATCACTAACTTTGGTAACAAGACTGTGACCAGTTTGGATTCGGCATTGAATCGTATCAACGTAGCACGTCTGGTAGCTTTCGTACGCGGCAGATTAGAAGTCATTGCCAAACAGTTCTTGTTTGAGCCCAATGATCAGATCACCCGCAACGAAATTACCAATGCTATCACCAGCTTGATGATTGACTTAGTGGCCAAGCGCGGTATCTACGATTATCTGGTTGTTTGCGATTTGACCAACAACACCCCAGCTCGTATTGACCGCAACGAACTTTATGTGGATATTGCTATCGAACCCGTGAAAGCAGTTGAATTTATCTACATCCCAGTTCGTATCAAGAACACTGGAGAAATTGCTAGCCAATCAGTATAAGGATCTAGGTGGTCAAAAACCACCTGGTTCCCCTAGCATAAATAACAGTATATAGGAGACAAATAACATGGCCGTTTCATCACTCAGCAGAATGACAGTGCCCTTGGCAAGTGATCAGAGCTCACCAGTTCAGGGCTTGCTCATGCCCAAACTCAAATACCGTTTCAGGGTATTTTTTGAAAATTTTGGCGTATCGAGTCCTACCACAGAATTAACCAAACAGGTCATGGATTTTGCTCGTCCTAGTGTGAGCTTTGCCAACATTGATCTTCCTGTATATAACAGTACAATAAAACTCGCAGGCAAATACACCTGGGAACCAACTACATGTCAACTGCGCGACGATGCTGCTGGCAATATCAGCAAGTTGGTTGGTGAACAACTACAGAAACAGTTGGACTTCATGGAAATGAGTAGTGCCTCCTCGGGTATTGACTATAAGTTTCTTACAAGATTTGAAATTCTTGACGGCGGCAACGGAGCCAATGAACCTGTTGTGTTAGAGACCTGGGAACTGTATGGTTGCTACCTGCAGACAGTAAACTACAACAACATGGATTATGCTCTCAGCGAAGCTGTAACAGTTTCAATGACCATTATGTTTGACAACGCCATCCAGTATCCAATTGGCAGTGGTGTTGGTGCTATTGTAGGAAGAACTCTAGGCGATGTTGCCACTGGTGTTGGCGGTATAGGTTAATACGCCATGAGCTATTTTGGCGAAGATTTCCTCAAAGGATTCTTCGGTGCCGACGGTCTCAAAGACTACAGTCACGCAGCCAAGACATTTCGTACCAACGGCTACGAACTAAGTCCGCGTTACAAGTTTCTTTTCCATGTGTTCTTTACCATTAACACTGGACAAATTCCTGCCTTACAAAATGCGTTTGGTGATGGCGAAGTGGCCACAGTGGGCCTCATGGTCAAGACTGTGCAATTACCTACATATAGTATCAGTGTAGATACCATGAACCAATACAATCGCAAACGTTTGGTTCAAAGCAAAATTAATTATAATCCTGTTCAAATAGTTTTCAACGATGACCAAAGCGATTTGATTCGCAACATGTGGTATAACTACTATCGTTATTATTATAAAGACAGCACATACAACTACGATAACTCGGCCAGCATAAATGGATCAATTGGTCAATTACAGACTCAACAAAACGGGTTTGGTTACAATGCCCGAGACATCTACAATGGCAGTCAACAGGTCAATGACTGGGGTTACACCGGGGAAGGTTACCAGGACGGCAACACAGGATTCGGCCAGGCTCTGGGCGCAGACAACAAACCACCGTTTTTTAGAGATATCAAGATCTATGGACTCAGTCAGAAAAAATTTGCCAGCTATGTGTTGATCAATCCCATGATTTCAGAATGGCAACACGATATCTACGATTACAGTCAAGGTGGATCAACCATGATCAACACCATGACCATACAGTATGAAACAGTCAAATACTACAACGGATATGTGGGCGGCAATCAACCCAGCTCCACAGTTGTGGGCTTTGCTGATCCCAATCACTATGATGTTACTCGCAGTGGTATATCTCGTCCAGGTAGTCAAGCCACAGTGTTTGGTCAAGGCGGATTAGTTGATGCCGGTGTTGGATTGCTTGAAGATTTGAATGCCTTGCAAACTGGCCAAGGAGGCATACAAAATATCCTAGGCGCAGTTCAAAAAGCTGGCACTGCTTATCAAACCTTCAAAGGCAAGGATATAGCCAGCATAGCCAATCAAGAAGCCAGACAGGCCGGCAGGCAAATCCTACAGCAGAGTCTGCCAGGCGCCATGCGGCAAGTTGTAAATGCTGGCAACGGTATTTTCTTCCCCAATGCCCCTAAGAATCCCACCACACAGTTTGGTCGAGGTGCTGGCAGCCTTGGATCTGGCATCGGGGCTGGCATACTGGGACCAAATTCTCGGATTGGATTGACTCCACCAATTATCACACCTCCTGCAAATCAATAACATGGGAACAACAGTCAACTACGCCAATCCTAAAATTGATGGCACTGTCAAAATATTTGACCAGTTTTATGCCTACGAGGCCAATGTACCACAGTTGGAATACGACGCTGTGTATAGTTATTTTCGCAGTGTGTTTGACACAGCCGAAGCAGCCGGTAACTTTACAGTCTCGGTTTTCAGAATCAGCGAAAGCAGCGGAATTCCTGTGATGACTCTGTTGCAAGAATTTCAAGGACAAAGTCAACCTGAATTAACATTGACCTTGGCCTACTATCTCAACAGTATAAGAAGCAACGCAACCTTGTTGGGTCTCAATGCAACAACGCAACCCAACTTCTATGTGGCCAGGAATGTGAGACAATGACATGGCCAACAACTTCCGGCAAGGGTTTTATCAAATAAAGAATCCTCACAAGTATGTGGGTGTAGGCAAACCAAAATATCGTTCGGGTTGGGAAATGACTTTTATGATGTTTCTTGACAACAACGATCACATTGTTCAGTGGGCCAGCGAAAGCATCAGTATTCCTTATCGCAATCCCATAACCGGTAAACAGAGCATGTATGTGCCTGATTTCATAGTGACCTATCGTGGTCGAGACAATACTCTGCGTGCAGAAATGATTGAAATCAAACCCAGGGCACAAAGCATCATAGAAGAACGACAGAGCCAACGCGATCGTGCGCAAGTGGCCATAAACTATGCCAAATGGGCTGAAGCACAAAAATGGTGCCGAAGAAATGGCCTGACCTTCAGGGTCATTAATGAAGATCAGATATTCCGCTCACCTGGCAAAAACGGCCGGTAAATAGGTTTATGACACGCCGACTTGAAGAACTTTTTGATCTACCACCCAGTGGGTGCGACAGTGAAACCAATGAAGCTGCCACGGTTCCTGCTACTCAAATACAACTACAAGAAATTGACGCCACTATAGACAAGATCGACCAAGCTCTGCCGGCTGTGCGAGGGTTGGATGCCAGCGATGCCGAAATGGACGAACTGGCCAACAAGGCTCAAGAAACCTTTGACAATCTCATGGATCTGGGCTTCAATGTAGACAGTCGTTATGCGTCGGAAATATTTGCTGTGGCCGGCACCATGCTGGGACATGCACTCACAGCCAAAACAGCCAAGCTCAACAAAAAACTCAAAATGGTTGAGCTACAGTTGAAAAAAGCCAGAATGGATCAGGACACCAAAGGCGACGAGCCCACTGCCACAGCACATGGGCAGGTGCTGAGCCGCAACGATTTGCTGGAAATGATCAAAGGCGCAAAGGACCAAAACAATAACAAAGCATAAATATCATATAGGGATACAAATATGAAAAATTTTCAAGAATACTTGGCCGAAAGCCAAAGAACCTACAATTATCGCGTGAAAATCGTGGGTGATGTAGAACCTGCTTTTGTAAAGGCACTGGAAGAAAA